CCCATGATGAATATATTTTTCATCACTCCTAACTGTGGCGCCGCTAAACCGATGCCTAAATGATTAGGATTAAACATAACTTTTGTCATTGCTTTAATTAGTTCAGTTGGATCACCGTCAAGTTTAAAGTCCCATGGTTCACAAGGTTCCTTAAGTCTAGGATCATTTTCTGCAATTAATGTTAAGTTAAGTTCTTCCATTATCTGTTGTGTCTTCCAAATTCATCAAGTAAGTCTTGACCACTAAGTCGTGTTCCAATTATTTCTTTTTTGCCTGACACCATGTACTCTCTTTCGATAGTACCGTCATTATATTCAACGTCTATCACACGTAAATCATCACCAGTTCTGTCTGGATTGTTGTCGTACCACATTGTAGTAAACGAATGTGCATGTACTGCTTTAACGCCCTTTGACCACTCTTCGGCTTTCATCATTTGTCTTTGTCTCTCAACGACTGCATCATATTGACTCATCTTGTTCCTCTAATAAATTCATATGCACTACAACTAGTTGTGCATATGCCACTGCATGTGATTTTTTAAATGTGTATCCTGTATTGTTGTCAATCCACACAGTTTTACTTATCTCTTTCCATGTCTGCCCAATAAGATTTCTCTTTGCTGGACGAATTACTGCCAAGAACATTGCTAGTCTTGGAATGCTATTAATAGGTTCTGGCATCTGTTGCATAACATCATATTGCTTGTTTAAATGCAACAACACTGATACAAAATTTCTTTCTTTTAAACGTTCCCAGTTAGGTTCAGCCATTAGACTTATCAAATGCATTTCATCTTGTACTGCTTTATAGATATTTACGTTTAATAAATCTAATTTAAAGTACCCTCGTTCATCTGCTTCTTTGTAATCTAAGTTGCACATGTCGTTTACAGGATCATAGGGTACATCTGTAATGTATACCCCAGTAGGATGTTTCTTCATTGGTTGTTGTTCACGCATTGCCGCAGGAACATGTTTAATTAGTTTAAGTAATTTACTTCTGTCTCCGAAGTCTATGTCAATATCTGACTGTATACTCATTTAAGTCCTGCTTGTTTAAGTTTCTGATATGCACGTTGTACAACTATTGCTTGATGCTCTGCATCTTCTACGGCTTTGTGAGATGTTACTGCTTGACCATCTTTAAGAGACACATTACAAAGATCATAAATTGTACGTGTATCTCTAATAGTATAGAAAGGCCAGGGTATCGGACTCTCTAATTGCCTAAAGGCGTTTTCAGCCACAACAATATCAAAACCAGCACCATTACTCCAAACTGCTCTGCGGTTCCAACAGAATTTATAGAGTTTATCCATAGCATCTTTAAACGAGATTCTATCGTTGTCGCCCATTGCTTCATTAATTGCATCTTCACTTTGTTCTCCCCACCACCTTAGTGTATCTGGATTTATGTGTCTGTCAAATTCTTCTGTTTGCGAATCTATCTCAGGACGTAGTTCTAGTTTTTCTACGACTCCAGTACCCATAGGATCAAAACGAACAGCACCGATTGTCAATATAACACAATTAGGATCTGTACTCAGAGTCTCCATATCTATCATTACATCATTTGCCATTACTGCTCCACACGTTATCTTCGTCTTTTATTTCTTCTATTATATCATTTCTGAGGTAATTAATCAATAGAATGGAACGTTTTTTGGGTAAATGCAATGGCATAGTAGAATGCATTAAACGAGTATTGTAAAACAAGATACTACCTTTTGGCATATCATACTGTTCTGCATTTTCTAAAAAGTATTCATCATGCAAACCTTCATAACAATCTTGTATATCCCAATCTTGTTGATGACTGTAAGGGATAAGTCCAGTTGATCCTGTGTTTTTGTCTAAGTCATCAAGCGGAATGATAACTTGTATGCCACAGATGTCATTGTTTTCTCTTTTGTTGTATTTCTCAAATCTATGTGGGGTATCAATGTGAGGTCCTACCCATCTACTTGGACCATTGATTGTTACGATATCACTTGCATAAAATGTTGCATCAGTTAAATGCTTTTTGATCTCAGGGTAGATGAGTTCATGTATCTCTTTTACTTCGTCCCAATCATCTGTGAGTTGACTCCACCATACAGCAATACCAAACAGTTTCTTACACGCCTCTGCTTCTGCGTATTGCTTCTTATGTGTTGATGCTCTGACAGGGTAGAGTTCATCTTTTCTGTCGTTTATACGTTGAATAAGGCTGTCAGAAACGATATCATTTATGATATCAAAACCCCTGCCTTCATGTGATAATTGATCATTAATGATATCTTTTTTACCGAAGATACGATCCCAATTATCCGCATAGGTTTTTTGGTCTACACCCTTACGGCGACCAGAACCTTTACCACCGTGCCATTGAGTCATACGATATTTTTTGTTTCTTCGTTAACTACATCATCAAGGTAATTACTAGGCACATCTTTGTCTGCCATCTTTCCTAGTATAAAAAACCCTATGAGTAATAATGTAAGTACCATTGCAATGATACCCATTATTGCTTTTCCTAACATATGTTCTTCTTCAGTCATCTCCACCTCGTTTCTAGCCATGTGCGTTCTTTATCGCCGGCTAGATATATTCTTTTTTGTTTATGATCTTCTTCGTTAGACCAACACCAATGTTCATTGAGTGTATTATATGTACTGTCATTGTATTGTGCTAGGCTTACGTAGTTGTGCAGTTCATGTACTCTGTCATAGTCTTTTAAATCACAACTAGGTCCCCATGTATCCCAACACCAGTCACGTAATTGATTGAACTTAATAATCTTTGCCAAATCTGATTGTGCCATTGGCCTGGGAGTGAAACGTTCATACTGTGGTTTAACAATAGTAGTACACATCCATGTGAAGATATCATTCCCCTTCCATCTACCATCTAACTTAAAAAACTTTATGTCTAAACCGTCGATCATTAATATCCTGCTTGTTTAAGTAATTCTTTCACTTCAGCAACGACTTCTATATCACGTTTAAATTTGATCGCCCACTGTTCAGGGTCAATATATTCTAATACCATTTTCTGTTGTATATCATCTAGTTTACCTAAAAATTCTGTACCAGACTGACTCTGATATAAAGACCAAGGAGAGATTCTTCCTGTCGTTATCTCATAACAAATTCTATTTGGAGCACCATATCTAAATGCATCTTTATATTGTATTGCATCGTCTTTACAAAGTTCGATCAGTGTCTCCATGCTACGAGCAATCGCATCTAATGGATCTTCATGTCTAAGATATTCGACAATAAACTTAGTGTAGTTTTTATCACTAGTCCAACTATCGATTCTAATCTGATTTTTAAGCAACCAGTCTGCATAACGATTAACATTAATGCATTTTGTATTGACACAGTAATGACCGAACTTGACAAAGGCTAGATAATAAGAACTTTTAGTAAAGTCTATATAAGTCTTTTGTTTTTTACTAGAAGTATTTTGTGCATAGAAATTTAACCATGCATTAAAGCCAATACGATTACCCTTAAGATTTCTATCTCCGTATCGGCGTTTCTGTTCGCAAATATGTCTATCGATAGTACTCTCTTTTGCAAAACTTCTTCCGCAAAAGTCGCAACCAAACTTTTTAGTTGCCGAGTTCTTTTTCGTATTCTTCGATTTCATTGTCTGTAACGAGTTCACTAAGTAATTCTACCTCATCAAATTTTAGTTCTGGAAACTTTTCTGCTAGATACATTTTGCGTTTGTGTTGTACACAAAATGCATTTGCTATTTCAGTCAAGTCTCCTGCTGTTAGTTTTGGATATACCTTTTTATAATAATCCTTTATGTCTTTAGGTTTTGCATTATCTTTTAATTTGCTGACACCTGCTTTGATATGAGGGATCCATTGATGATATTGCTTACCAATGCCTGGGCTTGCCGCACACAACATCAACCATTGTAGTTTAGGATGATGTATTACGTTTTCATTAAACAAATGAGTATTGGCATGATAGTCAACACTCTGTAAATAATATTGTGATAACTCACGTTTACCTTTTACTACACTAATCCAATGTAACATCATAAACGGAACAAACTTTCGTTGTTGTTCTGAAGTTAGTCTATCATAATAACCATAATCTTTTTTATCGATTGCCGCTATTGCTTCAAACAAGTTGAAGTCTTGTTTTTCAAACTTTTCGTCTGTTGGAGTTTTTGCTCTAGCCAAAGTAACCTCTTGCAAACCACCCTATTGCTATTGACAAGGGTGCTATAATAAACAAATCAACTACCCAATGCAATGCAATAGACAATGTAACGATCTCTTTCCAATGCAGTTTACAAACATTCTTCCAGTGTTCAAAAGACTTGGGCATAATCTACAACTTCACAATTTCTACTAATCTCTTTGACAAAGTAGATACATCTTGGTTTAGGACCATCATCTAAAGGCACACATAAGAACTGACCATTACGTAGTCTTGGTGCATACCATGTGACATCTGAATAGATATCTACAATCTCTATAGGAAGAAAGCCCGGAGAGAATGATGATAGTGGATTGAATGCAAAGACTGAAAAGCCTCTGTCATTTAATGACGATAGTGGAAGTGTTTCTAAGTCTCCACCTTCTTCATCACCGATCAACACTTGCCAATCAACTGGCATCTTAATCTGCTTATCGCCCACTTGTAGCACAACTGCTGGAGCATTGAATGACTCTAAAAAGATAAGCGGGATATAATAGTAATCCACGAATGTAGGATTAGAGTTATCTAAAATTGCAAATCGAAGGTCATCGATTTCTTCTGGTAACGTTTCCAAGTTATAGTATTGGTCTTCTAATGTTAGTATTCTCATTTTGTTATTATACTGCTCCTTGCAGATTTATTCAAGTTAATCGGTAAAATCATTTGTAGTTTAATTTTTCTACAATAAACGGATAGTTTGCTTCTCTGTAGAAATGTTTACGTTGGGTTAAATGTCGTTTAGCAAATCTACATGAACTTGTTAAGTCCCAGATTTGAACAAAGTCTTTATCTTCTGCTTTACGAATGCCACGGCCGATAGACTGTATGACACGAACAAAACTCTTACCTGGTTCAATGAGTACAAGATTAAAAATCCTAGGAATATTGATACCAGTAGAAGCCACGCCATAAGTAGCAACAATGATTTTATTATCACTAATGGCAACATCATCATATTCTTCTTTTCTGTCATTTACTTTCATGCCTCCTGACACAAAGACTGCATCATCTAAACGTTCAACAAGGGCGTGTCCTGCCGCGATACGATCAACAAGAATCAAAGTATTACCTGATTGTTGTATTGTATCGATCAGACTTGCCATCTTATCTAATCGTTTATCATCACTGAGCAAATGCTTTAATTCACTTTGATAGTTACTGAACTCCTGTTCGTCTTGTAACTGTACTATGTTCACATGACACTTAGCAAGTACTCCTTTATCTTGCAATTCTTTTGCAGATAGTTTATTAATAACAGGTCCCAAACTTACTTGCAAAGCAATTGACTCATACTTTGCTTTGGGTACTGTTCCTGTTAGTCCCCATCTGATGGGAACGTGGGCCATTACGCCTGTTAACAGTTGCTTCAATGCATCTGCTTTTGCCATATGTACTTCATCTACAATGACACAAACAACACCTTCAATGAACTCTCCTATAGTGCAATCTACTTCACCTCTTTTAGTATTCTTTAATAGAATGTTGAGAGATTGCCAAGTACAAATAGTATGCTGTTTAAAATATTCTTTACGATCACCAAAGTATACACCGACATCTAAACCCATGTTGATATAATCTTCTTCAGTTTGTGATACTAAACTTTTGTTAGGTACTATCACAATACTTCGACCATATGATTCTACACCTCTACTAAGTGCCGCAGTCATAATAGTCTTTCCTGCGCCTGTAGCCACTTCTTGTATCGACTGAGGATTCTTTAAGAACTCATTAACAACTTGAACTTGATAGTCTCTAAGTTCAATGGGTTGCCCCTCACAGACATGTCCTTTAGGCCACAGAACATCTTTAAATGAATCTTTCTGAACTTCTTCAAATTGAAACTGAGTTTGATACTCACGCATATCCTCTAGTTCAATTGTATAGTTCAATTCTTCTAAGATCGGAATAATGTCTTCTAATAAATTTATAAATGTGGAACCAGCAAGGCTACAATAACTAACCTTGCCGTTCCATCTTCCCAACTTAACACTGGGCATATATCGTGCACCGGGAACCTCAAACTCAAACTTTTGCATTAGAGCCCTACGAGCATCTAACTCAAGTCCATCAATCTTTAGATTGACTTCATCTTTAATTTTTAGTGTTGCGATTCCGGGCATTCGATTAAGGCCTATATTGTAGTGTTAAGAAGTACTCTAATCCACCTGCTCGGTAGTTAGGTACCATTTCAAATTCGTCATCTAGTATATCTCTTATAGTAAAAGATAGCAAGTATTTAGGAAATGCCTTTTCTATTTTGTAGTCAAGTGAACTGACATCATCTAGCATTTCTGTACCGTCATATGGACCAGGCTCTCTGTTAAACAATCCAGTATATCTGAATGAAATATCATAACCACCTAAATCTGTTGTAGATGATATGATTGCTTTGTATTCAGGAATACGAGGTTGATCACTATTAGTATATCCTAACTCGACACCTATCATTGTAGTGTTAAGTCTTTCAACAACAAAACTGTTTAAGTATCTCACACCTTCAGTATCATATGATCCAGTGTTAACAAACTGCGAGTCTGCAAAACTATAATCGATACCTTCACTAAATTTGTATTTGAATACAGTTATATTTTTATAACCAACTTCAACACCTGTTGCTTCCTCAGGGTCTAAACCTTTATTAGGTAAAGTCCAAGCATCACCATTCAGTTCATAGAGAGTTGGGTTACGATATGATGTACCGAAACTACCAAACCAATCATTAGATTCTGCACCTATACGATATACAAATGCATCTTCACTTAATCTAAAACCTAGATCAAATAGATCGAATGATGTCAATGAGTAAACTGATAATTGAGTTTGGCTAAAGTCTTCATACTTTTCATTTTCAGCAGTTGCACCTAATAGTGTATTGCCAAGTTGGTGTCTAGTATCTGCATAAAATCTTTCTGCATCACTCTTATATGTTTCTACACTTTCTGTTTTATAGTTAGCATTGTTAAATGAATAACCAAATGTGTAGTTGTCATTCCTTATTGATAAGGAACCTTTATCTCCTGATTGTACGCAATCATTTGATTGTGAGAAACTTGCAGTATAGCAATTGTCATAATCATATTCATATGATGTAGCGGATAGATTTACTTTCCAGTCATTGAACTCTTGTTGTCCTTTGACTGTTATATTGTTATAACTGTCCTTTTCATCGTTGTCCGTTCTAACACTATCATTCTTTGCATCAAAGTAACTTAGATTAAAACCACTGCCTGTGTGACTTACGAATGTGTTACTACCGTACCTGATAATAGATCCGTCTTTAAGATCATCTGTGATAAAGATGGCTCCGCCCAAACTACCAGATCCGTATAGAACTGAAGTTGGACCATTGACTATTTTTACGTTTTCGTTTCCAGTAGCAAAGTCATGACCAAAGTCATACCAGCCACTACCGGCATCATTTGCTGGCACACCATTTCTAAAAATAGTTGTGTGAATCGTTTGTGTCCCTCTTTCTGTGTAACCCAAGAAAGAACCATAACCACCTGAAGTTGTTGCTTCTGGTATGATTGATTCTAATACGTTAACATCAGTAGAAGGATCTGATTCTGTTTCGTATATGGTTGCACCTATTACTACTACTTCTTCAATCTCCTGTGCTTGTAATTCATTTGCTATAAACATTAGCACCATGCATAATGCCACTGCATAGAATGGTGCAAAGTTGATATGAAAGTTTTTGTTTTCTTCGTTCATTTTATATTTATGGATCTCCCGTTTGTTATAATTATAATTTTGCCATTTTGATTATCGCCATGACACTGTTCAGGCTCTACAATTGAATTAAATTGCATTAAGACAGGTAAACTTTTTACAGTTATTTTTTGTTTGAAATAACCATCTTCAGGTTGATTAAACAAATCTGTGCTTTTATGCATGTTTAATGAATGCTTGGAAAATGCTTCACTGCATTCTGTAAACACTCCAATTCTATTAGCCTCATCTTTAGATGCATGTGATCTCCACTCTGGAGTTCCTCTCCCTAATACTAGATCACTTACACCAAGTTCGACAAGCCATTCACAACAATCGTCTATCGCATCTACGTCTACTTCCGTAATGTAGTTTGCGGCAAACTCCAGTTTAGGATCATCGTTGATGATTGCCTTGTCTACTTTTATACCAAGTTTTGACATTCGGTATAAACATTTTGCACTGTTGTCGAAAGTTACGTCTGCAAGTAACTCATCTAATATCGCATTAGATTTAACAACAGTGTATTGCCCATCAACTAAGACTAGTGTCGGGTCTTTATATTGAACAGTTTTAGACTCTAACTGTTCGATAATATCTTTTATTTCGTTATGGTACTCAGTAGTAAAATACTTCGGTAAAATAGTATATGCTAGTTTTAAAGATGATGTACATGGATCTGCTTCATATCTTTTGCGTTCACTATTCCATACCCAAGGTTGCGAGTTATCCAATGGACCATAATCATCAATAGGAAAAAAGGCTGACATTTCTTTTTTGAATTGAGATATGAAGTCTTTTTTGAATGGGACTCTGATAGTCATTTTATTCACACTATCGTCCCAATTAACATTTGCATTTGTATACTTAGGAAGACTCTGTACAACTATACACTTCCATGTCAATGATTCTAACTCATCGACTGTGTATCCGTTAGTAGCAAATTGCTTTCTATACTTGTGCAAAAGTTTATCAAACAACTCTGCTTGACCAGACGTAATCTGTTTTTTATCGTGGGTCAAGGATTGCATGTTAGATATGAATTTGTAATCGTAATGCGACAAACTAATGGAAGTGGTCAACATAAAGTAGATCACTTGTTCTTTAGATGTAAATTCAATCTTTTGCATGTTTATATTATACTTCCTTTTAACCTTTTAATATATTAAAATGGTAATAAAAAAGGGGCGACCTAAGCCGCCCCAAACTCCTGACACAGAGTTACCTCATCTTCATGCAAGTTGACTCGGCTAACACTTTCCAGTTGTTAACACCTGTCACTTTGAATAAGTCAGCAATCTTAAGAGCCATTCTCATTGAGATTTCTCTAAGTTTGTGAGCATTCTCTTCCATGAAGTCAAAGATTTCTTGACCTTGACCATCGTTGAAGTCGTAGTCTCTGAACAAGCCGCCGTCGCAATCTCTGTCCACTTGCTTAATTCTAAGCATTTTATCTCTATCACTATCGATAGTAAGATTTAAGAAGTGACACCTTGATTGAAGGGCTTCTAAGTGATCCTGCAACTTCTTAGACTTGATGTTCTCAAACTTCAAGTTAGTAATGAAGATACATGAACCTTTGAATTCAAAACTGTTTGGGATACCCTCTCTATTAAGAAGACTAGAATCAGAGTTCCAGCAAATCCTTCTGCTTTTGCCTGAGTCAAGTGCCGCTTTAAGAATGTTAAGAGCAAGATCGTCCTGAAAAACAGAATCACAGTCATCAAACACTAAGACGTTTTTAGAATCAGAATACTTGTAAAGTACTGCGTAAAGACCTAGAGCAGTCATTGCACCTTTGACAACTTCATACCTAGTTCTGCTATTAGTCAGTTGATCGAACAATGAAGCCTTCTCCATTTGTTGCTCAACACCGTATGATTTACCTACACCAGGAGGACCTGAAACAATCATTGCTCTGATGTCCCCTGCGATAGTAGCCTTAGCCATATCGTCTAAGATGTCGAATCTAGTTTTGATTCTGTCCATTGCATCTTCATCAGACTCAGTGACTACTGGAGCAAGTTCTAAGTTAGCATTTGCCATAATAGGTTTCTCAGTTCCCCATGTGATGTCGTTAATGTTATTAACTTTGATTTTAACATTAGCAATTTGAACTTGGGGGAACTTACCGTCATTTTTGACAGTAACAAACCCACCTCGTTTGCCTTCTGCATAACCCTTGACCAATTCAAATGATTGATCAATGATTGGTTGATTTCTGTACTCTCCGTACTTTACTGTGATAGTCTGTGTCATATTTAACTCCGTTGTGTCAGTTGTCGTTATAATGTAATTATACTACCATTTGGTAGCAATGTCAAGCCTTTGGGCAAACTTTTTTAAGATTTTTTTGTTTGCTTTTTTACTTTTCATACTATCTATTATACGGAAAAAGGACCCAAATGTCAAGCCTTTTTACCATTATTTTACCATTATTTCGCCTATATGAATCAATAGGTTACGACTAATCTACTTGGATATCTTCCATTCCAGCAGTTCTGAGTCGTACAATATGACCCATTTGCCACTGTTTTGCATCTAATCCTTTCATAATGCCCAAATACTTGTTTCTAAGCAGGGCTACTTCATTGATTAGATATTCAAAGTCTATGACTTCATCTTCGCCATCTACATACTTTTCAGCATCACGTGAGGTCAATGCTCGTTGATACTTCTCCAAATACTTCTGAAAGTGTGTTCTACGTATCTTACGTAATTTGATATTGAGAAGGTTGAGCACCGCTTCAATCTCTTGTAATTGATTGAAACGATGTTCAGTTATGCCTGGCAGTGCTGATATATGTTTTTCAACATAACCAGATACCATACAATCCTTTTTACTAGATGATAGTTCTGTTTCGTAATGTGCAATGAAGTCAGGTATTACTGACAGATCATGGCTAATACGTGTATACCAATTCAAGTAATACTCCTAGTCCCACTCGTCATCGACATCTTCATAGTCATCATCATCTTCTTCCCAAACTTCATCCTCGTCCTCTGAAAAGTAAGACAATGCTTCCTTGATCTTTTTATCATCCTTGAAGGCTTTTTTAATTTCCTGTGCGGACATTCCTTCATCGATTAAATGGTTGACTAGTACATCAGCCGCTTCGTGTGGGTCACCGTCTTCAATTGAAGGTTTGATGACTTCCCATACTCTGGCTAAATCGTTTAAATTCATATGTTATTCCTCTACTGTCTCTAATGCATCTTCCTCAGTATTTACTTTGTCCATTGCACTTTTAACTTCAGAGTATTCTGCCATAAGATTATCTAAACAACCATCTTCGTTTGCTTCCCAAGGCTTTCTAAACTTGAGAACTTCTTCTCCTGCTTGAGTGATATACTTTAAACGATTACCTTGCTTAGTCAACAAGCCTGATTTCTCAAACAAGTCTACTAGTCCTGAATAAGGATTCATACCTGTTTCATAAGGAATCTTCACTTGCACACCCTCGAAAGGTTTTGCATAACGAGTCTTCA